AACTTTCCATAATCTGATTGTTCTGCCACTCTCTTGGCGAACTCTATATATCTCTTGTTCTTCAACTGTATCCCCTAACGTATGAAGCTCCTATGAGTATATCTCACAGGAGCCTCGGTGTCAAGGGTTAAATAGTGACTACTTAGGATTGAATTTAAAGGTCATCTTAAATTTGCCGGTTGCCTTATCTAGGCCACCGCCCGTAGGTTGTATGTCTGCTGACTGGCCGGACTGCTCCAGTGCCTGTCTTACACGCTCCGTGGCTTGGTCCTTAGACATCTGTAAGTTCCCCTTAAAATCCACCTCTACTTGTACTTCTCCCGCGGCGGTGTCAATATTAACACCCGGGATGCCGCCAGCATCCCCTCCTCCGCCGGCGACTTCTTCCGCTGCTTGGGCTACCGAGTCCTGGAGGCCTCGGAGTTCTTTAACTGTTTCCTCTGCTTCGCGGCCTTGTTGAACCCCCAGTTCTATCATAGACTGATCATCCGGGTTTTCGGCTATCTGTCTTAGTGTTTCAGCTCTCTCTTTGAGATCATTGGCTGCATCAATAAGTTCGCGGGTGCCCTCGGAGTCGCCGGTGGCATGGACTTCTTTGATTTGGTCCACCATATCAGCCACCGTGTTATCAAGGAAGTCAGCATGCTTGCTCAGCTCCTCGGCATTGGCAATAAGTTCTCCCGAGTTGGTCATCAGGTCTCCGGCCATGGCTTCGGGAAGGGATATTAGTAAAATAGCAACTCCGCTAGCTACAATGGTCATCCCAACGGTAATGCCAAGCTTCCATAGTTTGGGGTGTTTGTTTCTGGCCCTCTCTGAGAGTTTGATCACCTTGCCCCCGGCGGAGAAAACCTTTTTTATTCCTTTAATAATGAGTTTTGGCGNTTGCTTTAGCTTCTCTAAAAGATGAAATGCTTGGGTGCTCAAGAATCCTATGGGGTCCTTGCCAAACAGTTTAAGCTGCCCCATTAGACTTTCTTCGAGTGTTTCAAGGGTGTAGTCGACTGAGCGCTCCCACTGCTCAATAAAGAGCAAAAGGTCTCCCTCGGTCTCAGTTAGCATATTTAATCTATCGCCAAATGACACCGTCGTAACCGTGTCATTTTCAAAGATGTACATGGGCCCCAAATCTTGAGGCGTGTTTTGTTCCGCCACATACCGGCGCCAGTTTTCTAGAATTAATTTCATATCAGACATTATTTACGTCCTCTAAGCGTATAATAAATAGTTCTATTCTTTATCTACGTCGTAGAAATCTTCGGCGTTGCCTTCGCGCGTGTCAAACTTACGAATGATCTGTTCATCCATAATCTCGAAGACCCGAGTTTTGAACTTCTTGTCTTCCAATTTAGACAGCCAATGAGCGCTCTGGAACTTCTCTTCAGTTCCGTCCTTGTGGACCAGGGAGAACCAAGCGCCTGCTTGCTTGAGATTGTCGGATCCCTTGATTGCTTCCAACCAACTCTCGGCGTCTTGGATACCAACCGCCTCAGTCCCCCATAGAATCTTGAAGGCACAGTTGCGCCCCTGCGTTCCGAAGCGAGACTTCTCAAGCTTGACCTTTACCTCGGAACCAATGCGGAAGCCGCTCTCGTCTTCGATGAAAGCAGACTTTGCCTTACGGCCGGTGAGCCACACCCGTAGAGAGTATACATAATGCATAGCCTTTCCGCCGGGGGTGATGAACGGAGTTGTCATTGCGACGATACGTGCGTTCGGTCCCTGTGGAATGTTCGTTTTCAACTGGTTGAGAACCAGGAAGGCAGACTTGGTATTCGCAATGGGGATAGTCAGCTTGGACATCCCCTTTGATAGGATGCGTGCCTTCATTGCCATCGTGGATTGAGGATTGAAGTCTCCTTCCACATCCGTAATAGTGGGAGTCATAGCCAGAGAATCCCAAATGAACAAGGTTCTTTCTGCTCCGGACTTTAAAACATTTTCAATAGTTTCTAAGACGTGTTCAACCGATTGGGCCTGAACGTAAATCAATTCACTTATGTCACACCCGGCGCGCTCTAAAAAGCCGGGGTCAATTGCTGACTCCGAATCCATATAGATAACTGTCATTCCCATCTTCTGGGCATTGCCTGCAATCTGNGCAGCCATAAAGGACTTGCCAGTTGATTCGAGGCCGGCGATCTCCGTGAACTTACCCACGGGAACACCCGCTAGCTGTCCTCTACAAATAATAGAATCCAACCAGCGCGAGCCAGTTGGAATCCATTCTTTTACTTCTGTTGGGTTTGCCTTGTTAAGATTGTGTGCTACTTCCAAGCCAGAAGTTTTGTTGATTAAGGTTCGCAGACCATCAATTGAGATCTTGCCTGCTTTTGATTTACTCTTCGCCATGAAAATTTTCTCCGTATCTCATATAAACTTCCGCCATAAAATCTTTGTGAAGGCGTGACACTTCGTCACTCACTTCGCGTATCTGGCGCCGGAGATCTAATACATAAACTACTACAATTATAAAAGCCAGCGCCGTCCACATTTTACTTAAGTGTCAACGTTCCATCTGCTGTTTCAACCGAGACAGCAAATCCACTAACTAGTGAGTCGGACTTGTCCCCTAAGGTATACAAGTCACCGATGCGGACTCGAACATTTGCCGAAATCTCACACAATCCACGTTTATAATCGTACTGTTGCGTCGAGAATTCTAAGCAATATTCATTATCATAAATTGTGGTAGCCAGCACTTCAGTCAAATACTCTTCAAACCAGTCCTCCCTATCATAATCATCCAGCGCTCCATTAAAACGCATGTCGCTTAAAATATCGGCTGACTGTGCCGGCTCGCCCCAATTAGAATAAACCGGAACTCCTGAAGCCAACACATTCGCCAGCATGCCAGCTGTCTCAGTTTCAGCAACTGTCTCCTCAACATGGCTTTCGTTGATGTGCCATACATCTGCGCCCTCGCTATAGCTAAGAGTCACATACTCATTCTCGCTAACATTTAGTTCTCGCAATGTCTTTACAATATCACCCATTTTTTATTTCCCTTCGTTGTGATAGGTTGAGACCCCTGTATCCCCGGGCCTCCCTGCGGCTGTCAGAGTTTAGCCTGCGTTCTTGTTCTCTTGAACCTCGACGCGAAGCTCCTGTGCTAGCGTCTTCACTTCCTGCATTGCCTTGCGAACACGGGTTCCGGCAGCATTGTTTCCAGTGCCAAAGAACTTAGCGTGATCGTCCCGAGTTTCCTCAAGAATGGTAATCAGTTGTTCTAAACGATTTGTATCAGTAGTCATAACTCTTCCTTTCTAGTGTGAGGCCCCTGATAACCCTAGGCCTCCCTGTGGGGGGGATATTAAAGAGCGCCAAGCTCTGCGAAAGCCGCGTCAACAGCGTTAGCATCGCCGTCTGTGGTCTTTCCATACTTCTCGGTTTCGCTACTAACCGTCTCGGGGTCGTCAACCTGAGAGTTGACGAAGTTATCGAGAATAGCCTGCACATCCGCAGTCGTCTTTCGATCAAACAATCCAGTAAAATCTGGAATGCTATCGAGAAGCTCGGCACACTTGTCGGGCGTCAGATCCTCGCAAAGCGGGGACGAGCGGCGACGGGGCACAAGCTTCGTCTGCGGGAAAGAAGCCCCTGGCGGCTTCCCATAGGTCATTGTGAGATCAGTTCCCGCTTCGGTGTCGGTGATATCACCATACTCCGGATTGAGCACGAGCGTCAAGAGGTTCTCATAGGCAGTCTTGCCATACCCCCAGATACGTACACCTCTGTCTTCTTCACCACGTACCATGACGGGGCTGAAGAAGCGCTGTCGCACGAACAAGGACTTTGCAGTCTTCTTGCTGTGGTCATCGTTGTTGTCGACTCCCTCGCGCCATAGCTGTGAGGCGAACTCACATACAGGACACTCGTCACTGTAGTTGCGCTTGGGGCATAGGAAGCCACCCTTCTCGACGTTGTAGTGAAACCACATCTCCTTGAAGGGATCGCCATCGGCCGTTGGCACGATGCGAATATCCTGGTCCCCATCCTCGGGGCGCCAGAAAGTGTCATTTGAGTTACCGTCTCCACGTAGTGACGAGAGCTTCTCTCTCATCTT